ACGAACATATCAAACAGCGCCTGAATATCGGTAATGCGACCCCGGAAAGGTTCAGCGATTACGCGTGCGGTCTTCTGAGAAGGGTTTGTGTAATCCGTATACTCGATACGGTTTAACAGCGTAAACTCTTCCTCGTTGTTCAGGTAAACCCGGTCAGTGTGTTCTTTGATACCAGCAACACCTTCCCACTCCATCGTTGTTCCGATATCGTTGTTGTACCAGCGCACTTTGACAATATCACCGCTCTCAAAAGGCTGACTGAACTTGAAGCCGGTTACGATAGAATCAACAAAGACCAGGCTGTAATCCATACCAGACGGAACCCATTGACCGGAGTTAGCCAGACAGCTATCTTCGTCGTAGCCTTCTGCACCTTCACAGACGAATGACGGGAGATCCGCATCACCTGCTTTGGTCAGTTCGCGACCGTTCAGAAGCACCTCACACGAATTTGGGTTAATCAGCGTTCGGGTACTGATACCAAACTCAGCAGTCGTAAACTCTTTCTTGTTTTCCAGATCGCCTACCCAGATTTCACCTGGCTGGCTTACCAGTTCGGTGTTTCCGGTCTCATACACGCGCATGGTATGGGCTTCATACGTCGCACGCCATGTAGCAATACCATCCATATAGGTAACAAACTGAAGCGTATCACCAGCGTTACACGGGTTCTTCAGGCGGATGCCGTGACCATCCAGAGCAACGATCTCTCCTGCTGCGGTCCCGATTGAACCATAATCGGAGTTCTCTACCTTGAATCCGTCTTTGTTATCGATGAAAAGAAGGTTGCCACGATAGAAGACTTCCAGAGCACGGACGTTGTATGAGTTCGCACCGAAAATATTAGGGAAATCGGTCTGACCCTGCTCCGCAATGAATGTCTCTTTCGCTACGGTTGCCAGATCTGAAGTGGTGATCTTGTCAACCTGTTTATTCTCGACGTATTCCCATTTGCCAGGCGCACAGTAAACGATTTCAACATCCATGAAATCCTTGTACAGTTCCTTAGCAGTTGGTGAACCTTTGATGGTGTCGCCGGTTGCCGGGATCAGTCGGACGTTGTTTGTTGCCCACTTTGACCAAACGTCACGCAACCGGATCACTTTGTTGTAATCGGCAACGCTACCCTTTGGAAGATTTACTGTAATACGGTTGTTCGTGGTGTTCAGCGCCCACGATTCGCCAAATTCAGGGGAAAGCGTAGTATCGGAAAAAGTTTTCCATGCGCCAGCGGGGTGAGGGATTTCCCCGTCACCCAGTTTGTTATACAGTTCGGTAAAGTTTTCATTGGTTTTCTGACCACCACGGCGAAGATAATCGCCGGTTCCGTCATCAACCACATTACCAATTGCTATTTCTTGTTTCATGTTGCGATCCCTGATTTAATGGTGTCAATCGCTTTGATCGTGAACTTAATCCGATCTTCTGTTACCGATTTGACGTTTGCATAAACGATATCACCAGAACCCACGGTAAAATCCAGAGAATACATTTCATCAGCGCTGTTTTTAAGGACCGCATATTCAGTCGAGAAAATCCCGCGATTTACGCGGTCAACTGAAAGAAGAACCTCGGACATTTTAGTAACTGTGCCGGTCAGGTTTTCTGCATAGACCAGAATTTTTGCGCCGCTGAACTCAGAGTATCCAAATAACGGAATAGCGGTCGGTGATGCTTTCATAATTAGTCTGGTTGAATCAACGGGCATTGTTTTCGAACCGAACATCGATTCTACTGAATAATCCCAGGTCGTTACCGAACCTTCTTTCTTCACGCACCAGAGTTTAATCTGGGTATAGGGTGAAGTAATATAGAGTTGGTCCTGAACGCCTTTGATTCCATCTCCTACCTGCGGACGAAACACCAGAGGGCGATCCACGGAGATACTACCGTTACTATTTATGAAAAGGCATCCTTCGCCTGTCTTGCCATTAGGGAGAACAACCGTAATCGGACCGGTCGAAGTATCCATGTCATGCAGCGAACCCAGTTCAATCGGAGAGCCTGCGTAATAGGTACGCGGGAACTTCTGATAGTAACCGGTCGCGTGCAGGACCATCTGACCAACACCCTCATTTGCGGAAAGCAACCGCGTGTCACCCAGAGCGTTGTATAAGTTGGTGATCACCTCGTTCAGCTTCTGACCCCCATCATAGAGGGGGTCGCCTGTTGAAGGGTTGCCAACCTGACCAACATCAATCAGTTTCTTGCCAGTTTGATAAGCCATTGTATTTCCTTAGAATTCGAAAACGATACTGACTTCTTCAGTCTGATCGAGTGAGCGAATAATTGGTTGTCGGTTTTCCATGTAGACCATCTGCCCCGAATCCGGTTCGAGTTGGTCTACCGTGTAATATTGTTCAGTCGCTTTTACTTCCGGGTCCGATGGTTTGTCGCGCTTAACCAGCGGGTTAACGATAACGCTGATCTGACGGAATCCACGGTTACCAGGCAACGAAGCCTGCGGGAAGAAAAGGGAATCCATATAGGCCCGGAAGCGCATAGAATGCACCTTCATGCGATACACCAAATCGTACTGATTCGGATACCACTTGATCACGTTGTCGTATCCCCATCGCACAGGGTCTTCCTGCAACTCGTTAGGGAATGGAACCACGATATGTTCATTCGTGCATCGGTTGATCACCACGTCAGGCGGGATTGTGTAGAGATATTCCCAGATATACCCGTCGCCCATGTCAATGCCGTTGGCTTCTCCGCGTGGAGGCTCAATTGATTCGTGTGTCGGGGTCCATACGCCACCAATACGAACACACTCAGTCTTGCCGGTAATGCTTGAAATCGAACAGGAGCCGATGTTAGGAACATCAACAACCCGATAGACCATCCAGCCCTTACCGTAGTCTGTACGGTTGTACGGTGCGGAGTTCACAACCACGATATCATTCACGTAGAAGATTTTCGGGTTAGTCAGTCGGGTGTCGCCCCAGTCTTTGCGCGGAATGATCGCATCGATCATTTCCGCTGGAACTTTGGTCATACCGATCATCTGAGTCCACATATCAACAATGCCGTCCGTATCATCATTCGGATACGGAGGGGCAAAGTCGGGGTCTGACTCGTTATCTGCCCATTGGTCTGTTCGACCAATAGACATATAGATTGAGTTTTTATCGTTCGCTGGCCCGATCATTTCACGGAAGTTCATCATGTTCTCAGTACGAAACTTACCCGTGATGACTGAACGATAGATATTTTGCTGTGCCATTATTTTCCTACCTTTCTTTGTGTCGGGTTTGCCGGGTCGCGAGGATTACCCGCATCATCTTTCAGACGCTTCTCAACCAACCGGCGATACTGTGAATATTTAACAGCAGAGCTATCAAACAGCGGACTCTGGTCAAACCGGCGCTGCGAAGGCAGAACACCGTGGAAAGGTTCTTCCTCAATGTCATATTCATCAGGGACCGGGAACAGTTGGCCTGCTTTCGGACCCGGAACATAGAGCGCTTCGCCCGTCACAAGGTCAAATTGCTGATTTCCGTTACCGTCCAGCTTAGCCACGCGATCCGGGTAATACTTCGGATAGCCGCTGTCATAGCGATAGTTGCGCAGAATATCAACAATCGTTTCGCTGTGAGTCATTGACAAACCGGAGTTGATGAACACTGTCAGCATCGTAATCCCGATAAAGCCGAAGCCTACAGGGTGAACGAAGCGCAACAGGTCGTCTTTGTACCGGCTGGCAGGCAGATTAGAACGGATTTTCATCACGTAATAAGAGCGCCCACGGTTGATATAGTCGATTGAGTTGTTCGCCATTTGCTTACCGCGAACGCCACGAATCAGCATACCGGTAAACGTGGTTCTCTCTGACTTCACAACCTGACCTTCGACGAAGTTGCCGACAACGTTATGCAAGGTCATTGACCAGCGCAATTTTCCGTTTTCGTACTGACGTTCGATATAAGTCACGTTTGCTTTGCCTGTCGGGGTGTAGATTGTCCGGCCTACAATGTCCTGACTGATATTCGTTGAATCAACGATGATATCATATTCCAGGGTATTGGAGCTTTCGATCTCTACCGATACATCCTCGTTATACAGCAGCCGGAACAGGAATTTATAACTCGCCTCGATACCCTTGGACGAATAGAAGTCACTCGCTCGGGATTCGAAGAACCGGATCACCTCATCACGTTTCGATTTGTCCAGGTAGATGTTTCTGCGGTTAACTTCAGACCAGAGATATTCTACGCTGTTCTCTTCACGCGGGTATTTGTTTCGGATCAGGTTCAGCAACTTGTTATAGTAACTGTTCTTGCCCAGCGACACATACTGAAGGTAATATTCTCCGAACTTCTCAAAGAATTCCTGCTCCAGATAACTTTGCGGCGCGAACCGGGTAATCATGTGACTTAAGTCCGGGTCAATCAGTCCGGGCGCAATGTCCGGCGTGAATGGAACTTCACGGACCTGATTTAACAGGTTTGCGATCAACAGGGTGTTATCCGGTTTCCAGAAGATTGTCAGGTTATCGCGTGCGCGGTATGACAGTTCATAGAACCCGATAATTTCGCCTGAACTCTTGTACAGCAATATACCGTTGGTGTATTTCGAGAAGCCGCTGAACTTCAGGTTGTTAATCTTCAGGGTCGCGTTGCCACGGTCCCAGTACTCACGGTTAACGCGTTTGGCTGACGCATAGCCTTCTGTGTCGGTAACAATGGTGTATTCAACTTTCGGATACACAACCAGCGGCCTGTTGTCGTTAGTGATCCAGTTGCGGACCTCATCACGATAGAACCAGTTGTAATTAGCCTCGTTGTAATACTCCTGCGGACCGAATGCCCACACAGTCGGATCGTCAATGCTCGCCCGTAAGGTTGCGAAGTTGATCGGAATGCTTGACGTATAGCCAGGCAGCAGATCATACTTCACCGCATTACTCAGTTTATCATCACGATCCAGTAAGTCAGTATCTTTGATTGTTCCCGGATACTTGAAATTACCCACGGAGATAAACAGTTCAGTCCCGTTCGTTGACATATTCGTATGCTTGTGGGTAATGAAGAAACGTTCTTCTTCGGTGTTACCGTACAAGCGAACAAATTTGTTTTCGGCTTCGTCCCACTGGTACACACCGGCATCTTCAGACGGAACCACGTTATCAGGGTTCGTCGGGTCCAGTCGGGCTATCTTGACTTCACCAGTCACCAGAGCGTAGAGTTTGCCGTTCATCACATCCAGTTTCTTGACCACGATTTTATCGTTGCCGGTGATTTTGTACGAAGTCGTATCAAAAATACGCTCGCCAAAAGTCGGAGAACTTGGGTTGGTATCGATTGGCGTATTCTGCAACGAGATCCGACGCAGTACGTTCTTAGCCACCACATAAAGCCAGTCATTGCTACAGGCAATTGCTTCTGCATACTTCGACACATCACCAGGCAGTTTCGCAAAGGTGTTGTATGAATCGATATCGAAATCAAGGCCGGTCTGGTTACCCAGTTTAGCAAACGTGATATCGTCAGCAGAGAACCGCACATCATCAGCAGACCAGCGAGTATCCGTCGAGTTACGACCATAGAACAATCTGTCATAGCCCAGAACAAACGTTGTGTTGCGGCTCTGGTAAGCGATTGTACGTGATACCGGGTTGCCTACGCGGTCATTGAACGCCTTGTAATAGTGCCATGTCTGGCCCTTGTCATTCGATACCTTAGCCATGTTCTGAAAGCGCTCGAACAGGTAAAGAATGTTGTTTGACGAAACAAGGAACGTGCGATCAATGTCATTACAGACGTGCTCGATATGATCCTGAATTTCGTGATAGTTTTCCTGCGTCAGGATTTTGTCTTTGATCTGGCTAACATCGCTGTACAGTGGAGAGTATACAAAGTCTTCCACCATGAGGGACGCCAGAATAACATCAGTATTGAAGTTGACATAACCCTGATTGTTCTTTGAAAATTTTTCGTTGATGAACGAATCACTCGGGGTGAATTCGCGCATGGTTGAATAACTGTATGCGTTAAGGTCAAAGGTCCACAACTCATCACTGTAAACCCAGTCCGACATCTCAAAACCTTTATGGGTCGTGCGGATCCTGAATTTGTAATGGTTGTTTGGTGCCAGTGACTCTGCAAACCATTCGTTTGCGTATGCGTATCCTAACTGATACCAGGACAGATCTTGATCGGGAATTGTCGAACCTCCCGCACCGCGAGTTTCCGCAAGTTCCACTACGTAGTAAAAATCTGTTCCTACGCTGTCCCACTTCAAATGAATGAAGTTTGCAGCCAGCTTATCAACACGCAGACTCGTTATTGACGGTGCCTTGATCATTTGAATCTCCAATCTGCCTATTATCATATCCATTATTTAGAAACGAAAAAAGCCCTGTCCGAAGACAGGGCCAAAGGTAATTACTGACTGATAGGATTCATTGCCAGCGACGTGTATTGCGGTCGCAAATCGTTTTCAAACACGATCAATGAACCGTCTCGGGTAAAGATTGTTTCTTCTAATGGGGTAGCGGTTAATTCGATATATGCAGCGCTGAATCTTTCCGATGGTACGTTGAGAACGCCCAGATCGAAGCTGATAAAGTCGTTGAAATGCTCGATGTAACCTACCTCATAATATTTAGTGCGCGTTTCGCCAGGATATTTGTCGAAATTAGAACCGGTATAGGCAAAAGGCCCGATAACGATTTTCGCGTTACCCGAACTATCAGCATCAGTAGACGCATAACGAACGTTATACGACTCCCCCGCAGCGTTTGTATACAGGAACCCGCTGGAGACAACCGAACGAGGCGCAACCTGGTTTAAAAAGTGAAGACCAGACATAGGCGCACTGAAATAGTTATCGATTTCACGAAGCAACTGAATCGTTGCTGATGAACCGATGATCGACACGTCCGCATTATCGACATATGTCAACATTTTGGACTTGCTGAAAGACTTGTTGAAGATTTCAACGTTGTCATTGTAATACTGGTCCACGGATGAAATAACCTTACCGCGCAACCATTCTTCGGACTCGACCAGCTTGCTGATATCATAAGTCACCTTGATTTTCTGCACAACGTACAGATAATTAGGGTCCAGAATCGACGGCGTGATCGGAGCCAGGTTGTATTTTGCCAGATAATTTTGCATATCTTCTTTCTGAACCGAGGTCAGGCGTAAGCCAGATTTGGGTTTGACAGAGATAAACGCATATCCGGGTTTGTCTTTATCAGTGAAGCACTGCACCGCCTGGATAACAGAGCCGAACCGGTGAGACAGGAACGATTCATAATCCGACGCGGTAACGCACCGACGCTGTGTTTCTCGCATGATCGGAGCCAGTTCCCTGATACGTTCAATATCTTCCGGTTCACCACCACCATCAGCACCAACATAATCACGGGATTCGGTCGGGTTTTCGATGATGTTAGTAATGTTGATATTGGTCAGCGTATCCACGTAAACGAACTCTTTCGCACCGTTAGCATCTTCGCCATTGGTTGAAATGTATTCAATCACGATAACCGATCCGTTTGCTGGTTTCAGACCACCGATATAGTCAGCAGTCAGAGCACCACCGGCAACCTGCTGACTGGTTTCGCCTTCACCGAAATAGATCTCAGTGTGACCATCAACAGTCTCGCGCATGTAAAACACGGTACTCGCACCGGTAGCATTGACAATACTTTCGTTTGTCCAGTCGTCCCATTGTGCGCCGTTGATAGTGGTTCTTACCTGGTTACGGTCGATGTTTGGATCGCGGATCAGGATGCTTGAACCATCATACACCAGTTCGGTACGGACTAACCGGCCCTGCACGATATTGATCGTACTGGTGTAGTTGTTGTCTTTGTCGCGAACAATCACCACGTCATCAGAAACGACAAAGGGGTAACTGTTGGTTTGCTTAACCGTACCGATGAACTTCGTTCCGCGCGGAATACGAATCGAGGTCGGGTTCAGCGGGTTGCGTGCAGTAACCATGATAGCTGTGCTCGCTGCGGTCCTTGAGTCCGGCATATATCCGAAGTCTTGCGCGTGCTGAACAACAGAACTTCTCAGCGCTGCGGTACGAATGAAACTTTCAAACAGAGCAGTGTTACCCATCTGTTGAATATACAGTGTCGCGTACGACAGCAGGTCCATTAAAACATTCATGCGCGAAGCAGGGAAGTCATAATCTTTAAATTCGTCTTGTCCGCGCAACCAATCTGTGATGTTCGATTTGATTTCGTCGAACGTTGCCCCGATGAATTGATCGGGGATCTCGTTTATTTGTTTCTTGAGCGTTGCCATTATTACCCCTCTTTATCGGGTATTTAGTACTTGATCATAGGGACGCAGATACTGATAGCCGGGAAGTTAATCACCAGACCAATCAGAGACAGTAGTTTATTTACGTACTGCGTTACTTTACTCAATGCCAGCGTACAGATCTGGTTATAAACGACCTTGCATGTATCCTTGAACGAGCGGGAACTGTCAACAAAGTTGCGATACAGAGATTTAGCACCGGTTGCAGCGTTATCAAACAGGGTCACCATATCATCAAAAGCAACGCCGCAATAAGACAGGAACTGGTTTATCTGGGCCATGATAGGCAGTTTCTTAAGCTGGTCGATTGCCAGGCTGTAAGTGTCTTTCATCGCATCTTTCAGATTCGCTATCCGGTCCTTAATCATCGCGTATGTGGCTTTGGTCTCTTCGATCACCTGATCCGCTGCTGCTATTGCAGTCTCATAGGCTTTGGTTGCTTCATCGGTCACCGTTTCCCACATACCGGACAGGTACTGATTAAACTTGCGCTTCATTCCATCGCGTTCAGAAGTCTGTGAGGTCAACTGAGACCATACCTGCTTACCCTGTTCATAGTAGGCGCGGATCTGCGCATAGGACTCATCAATAAACTGTTTGACTTTTTCCTGAGCCATTTGATACAAGTCCATTGCAGTAAAGCCCGGAAAATTACCACCCAAAATTACATCAAGTGGTTTTATCTGCTTCAGGATGTTCCGCACCGCCAGGACAGCAGACCATAATGGATTTGGGACCATCGGAGGCATTGACCAGATTTGCATCAGTCTTCCATACAGATCCACCAGAGCAACGCAGGCGTTTTGATACATTGTCAGACACCAGTCGAATAACGCCGTACACGCATCTACGAGGTCGCGAGCGCCAGCCTTGACGTATTCAACGGCATAACGATATGTGCTCCCTATGGTACTGTAGATTTCGTCTATGACCTCTTCGTAAGTCTTCTTACCGGCTGCGATCACTGCATTGAAAGAATCTTTCAGATACTGCACAGAGTTGTCACCGAAAACCAGTTCGCTGATGCTGATAGAGACACCCAGAATCGTTATCGTCGGGAGGAAGTTTTTGATCATATCAAAAGCACCACCAACGATGTTCAGTGCAGACTCAAGAACCTCTTTGAACACCTTCACGGCTGCTTGCCATGCCTGCTGTGATAATGCCAGCGCACCGGCAGCGATCTCTTCCATAGCGATGGAGAGACCGTCATACATGGTCGCGATACCGTTACCATTCTTAGGGACACCGGTAAGCATGTTGAAATAGAGCTTAAACGTGTCTCTGGTCGTGTTCCAGGCAGAAAGCATAGCATTACTGATGTTCGAGTATGCGAAGCCTACAGAGGCCGGTATGCACGATATGGCAGCGGTTCTCATCATCCGAACACCAGCACGCATCTCACTCGGTAACCCGTCAAATGATACCGGTTGAGCCGGAGGGACCGGAGGAATGCTGGTATCTGCATTCGTGTTGACACGCATACCGGTATATTTGCACTGATGATTATCCGGGTCATGTTTCATGTACGCAACCCGATCATCTCCCCAGTAATAATTAATACCGGTAAAGGCTCCTGTTGTATCCTGGTAAACCTGACGAAGACGAGGGTCGCACACAGGCCCGGAAGCCATATAGCCTCCGCTGTTCTCTACGCGATACATTGCCAGTTCGCCCGGATTCAGATACAGATTAGCCTTCGAGAGGTCAGCACCGTACCAGTCATTTTGACCGTTGATTTTTGTCGCCCCGATGGACGCAATATATCGGTCAATATCCTGCTGGGTGTTGAAGTAGTAACCAATCTTCGGGACCAGAATACCAGCAGGAATTACACCGGTTTCCGGGTCCGCTATCGGAGCATTGATTACCGGCAGGTTTACGCTGCGGTGACCGAATGGCTCCTGTGTGTACAGGTGCGTGCCAACAGGAATGATCTGAGTATCCCACTGTACGCCGACAGCAGGATAGCCCTCCGAATGGCCCTCCCAGATTACTCGACGGTAAGAACCAGCAGGGATCTCAGCATCGCAGGGATGCTGATAGTTTGCAACTAACTCATTGATTTTTGACTCATAATCCATGATCATTATTAACCTACCTGGACAGTTCCACCGGTGATTTTAGTAAGGCCACCGGAATCAATCATTGTTGATTCAAGCGCTCGCATCGTGATATTTTTCGCGCCCACGTCGAAATCTTCTTCAATTTCCATCAGGGCATTTTTTGCTGTAACCAGTGCATCTCTTCCAACATGAATATTTGCATCTTCCTTGACATTCGCGGTCAGTGTCTGGTTTACGTTGATCGTAGCGTCTTTCTCTACGGTGATCTCTGCATTCTGCTTAACGTGCGCATACAGTTCACCTTCAATGGTCTGTTTCACGTTACCGCGCACAAACTCAGTTACGTTTCCGTCTACGGTCTGGGTCACGTTGCCCATGTTGTATATGAATGCGTCACCTTCAATGACCACTTGCAGGTTACCTTTGATGTTGACTTTTCTCCCGCTCTGAACGATCAGAAAGTCTTCGCCAACGATTTTCACTACGCGGGTTCCATCCGGGCGCGTCTCTTCGTAGGTTCCTGCTGGGTGAACGCGGTTATAACGTTCATGGCCTGGCGTGTCGTCGAACTCCTGGATGTGACCAGAGCGGGATTCAAACACCATGTTATATGGATATTCAGCTGCGTATGATGATTCGGGTTCGGTGAACATAACACGGGTATCTGTCGGGCTGAAAGGATCCTCTGGATTCTGTGAGGTTTCCAGTGTTACACTTGCAAGCGCCGCGCCAACACTCTTACCTTCAGGATCTGGAACCATTACACCATAAGATTCAAGGTTGCCGGTCAGTATAACTTTCGATACCCTGGCAGCGCGACCCGGAGTCTGAGAAGCCCATACCGATTTCCTGAGCTGAAAATATGCCGTCTGCCAGTCTTTGACTTTCATTGCTGCGAGAGTTTCGGTGAATTTGGCGACGCCACCATAACCCATCTGGAAGCACATATTTTCGATAGCCATCTGGCGCGGACGGTTCAGATCTACGTATACTTCACGCAGATTGGTTGTCTTCGCAATACCGGCCCGGACGTTTGCCAGATCCTGAGCAAACAGCTTCGATACTTCCTCAGCGGTAATAGTTCCGTTGGTTACTTCGCGACCAACTGCTTTACTGATAATCGCATTAATGCGTGCCGTATCTTTAGTCCGCTCCCGGATCAGCAGGTGACCAATACCAATTGTGGGATAACCTTCAGAATCCGTGTACCAGCGTGTACGGATACCCTCATCACCCTTGAGCATTTTCTCAATAGTGAACCCGCCTGTATCGGTCCTGTTATCTTCCGGGATTTCATCCAGCGGACGATCATCCGGGTTTACTGCAATTGATGTGTTACTGTCACGGATCACAACAGATGAAGATGCGCGACCTGCATCACCACCGCGAGCCAGAACGTTAACATCATTGCCAATGTATCGCGGATACTCTCCGAGAGGGTCACAGAAGCCTTTCTGCGTGTCTGGCTGCTCAACGTAGCTACCAGCAATCGTTCCCAGTACAACGCCGTCCTGGTGCCATTTATCGCGCCAGTATCCGATAACCAGAGAACCGCGCACGATACCGGTCGGAGAGAACCCGACACCGGATACAGCAGCACTCGTCACGCTCTGAGATAGGATCATCCATGGCAGTTCTTCGACCGGAATACCGATAGCACCAGATTTTTGTTTCTGTCCAGGATGTTCGCCAAATACGCGCACCTGAACCCGACCCAGTTCTAAGGGGTCGTCAACTTCTTCTACGACTCCTTCAAAAAAAGGAGAGTTGTTTGCACCGTATTTCATACTGTTGCCTTTTCCATCTCTTTAATAAAATCACTTACGAATGATTGAATATCAGAGGGGTTGATGATCTTGATGGTCCGTTTTGCTTCATTTTGCAGCACAGCATCCTCATAAATATCAATAGGGACCAGTGTACCTTTATACTGCAAATGCAGACGGTTAACGTCGCCCTTGTCATACCAGAATCCTGGGTTAACCGGGTCTTCTGTCAAGTTGTAGTATCGGTTTCTTTCCGCATCTACGTGGTAAAGAACCTGCTCCCCGCCAACATTAGAATATCTCTGGATTGCGCATTGATATGCGGTTTCCTGGTCAGTAATCCAACCGTAAAACGGGTCGTAATTATTATTGAGCATCAGGAGAACCCAGTAATATTGCTGTTGCCCGTACAGGGTTTCGGCAAGTTGCTCGGGTCGTAATGTACCGGTAAGTTGATATGAACGGGGTTTGTAATTTCTCAGCACCCTGTTGAAATAAAACCGGTAGTTTCGGTAAATGTCAGCAGTTGGTGTCCCTTTATAATCAACGCTCGGGAAGAATGAAAAAATCATAAAATTTCCCCTAGTTAAGTTTAACTATATTTAGGATCTGATAATGGCTGGAAGACAGACATACAAAGGTTCTTTTATGCCCCAGAACCTGCAAAAATATAAGGGCGACCCGAGGAAGATCACATATCGTTCTTCCTGGGAAAGGTATATCATGGGTTGGCTCGACAAGAACCCCCACGTAAAACGCTGGAACAGTGAAGAGGTCGTGATCCCTTACTTCTGTAATGCAGACGGGAAACGACGCCGGTACTTCATGGATTTTTATGTTGAGCTGGACAACGGAGTCACCTACCTCTGGGAAGTGAAGCCGATGAAGGAGACCTTACCACCTCCGAAGCCGGTGAACAACAACGTTCACAACAAAAAGAAATTCATTGATGCGCTGTATACATACTCAGTCAATATTGACAAGTGGAAAGCAGCGAACGCGGCCTGTAAACAGAAAGGTTGGGAGTTCAAGATCATCACTGAAGACACCCTGAAGCGTGTTTTCGGTTGGGCTGGCTAAATAGTAGCGGAGGAACGTCATGGCTGGATTAATTTTTGAAATTTCAGTCCTCGCAGAAGAGGACAAACCGAAACCGGTTGTCAAGAGAAAACTTGATGACTGGGTACAGTTGGGCGTTGACTTTCGTCGGGCCAAACTGAAAGGCGCAACAGCGAAGAAGTTCGCAGACGAACGCGGTATCAACTATGCGACCTTCACAAAGTCCATGGCCCGTTATAAGAAACAGATTGACACTGAGATCGAACGACGCAAAGAAGAGACCGAAGCACGCCGGAAACGTAACGACTACCGCAAAAAACACGCGGTCGATATCATCAACGACTTCCGAAACAGCCTGAAGCGTGTCACTGTCGGGGTATCTGCGGCTAAACGACAGAAAGATTCTTCTGAGTGGTTCGGGAATTTCCTGAAGACCAGCATCAGAACGCATAAGGTTTCAAAGCCTGCGACCGGTCGTCTGTATACGTTTGGATACGACGCCAAATACAAAGACACTCTCCCATACTGGGACCGATTCCCGATGATCATTTTTCTGGGTTCGGGTAAGTCTAAAGCAGGAAACCTGGTGTTCTATGGCCTGAACCTTCACTATGCGCCACCAAAAGCCCGTCAGGAGTTTTTAGAGGAACTTCTGAAGCGTGGGTACGGATCAACAGATCGCCTCTCAAACAAAACTATGCTTAAGATTAACTGGGCCAACGTGAAAAACATGCGTGGCGCAGAACACATGATCAAAGCATACCTACCATCTCACCTACAGACCCCACTTGCGGAGATCACCCCGCGTGACTGGGCAAAAGCTGTATGGTTACCGACGCAGGCTTTCCAGTCGAAAGGAAAAGCATTCTCTGCGAAAAAAGTATGGAACCGTTTTTAACAAAAAAGCCCCGACCGAAAGGAAGGGGCTTTTGTTTTATTTGGGGTCGAACTTACCAGCTTTAATTTCAGGAACAACCTGCGCAGCCGTTAACTCATGATTATGCAGCGATTTAGCTTTGCTGTATATGTTGCCGAATTTAAAGGCGGACGCGTCGGTCGTGGTAAACACACCAACAGGCTCGGAATCCTGACCTTCTTCGTAGAACTCGATACGCAGAGTCACAACGGTATCGTTACTTTCAGTTTTCCGGTTATAAACACGTTCGGTCTCAACTGAAACTTCAGCGTCAAACCCTTTCTTTTTGAGCGCGTCAACAATCTTTTTTACGCCAGGACTCGACTTAGTTGGCGCGGTAGACTCATCGATTGATTCCGCTTCAACTAGTGACAGGTTTTTCAGAACATCCGAACCGTAAGACTGAGTAAAGTTCTTACCCTTAACCAGGCGCGGAACACCTTTGGAATCGACCACGGTAAACACCGGCTGGAACGAGGTGCCTACAGCTTTACTACGACCGGTATATTTCAGCAGCATGTCATTGCTTGCGGCTTTGTAGATCTTGCCCTTAACCAGAGTCTGCTCTGATTCTTCGATAGGCATCGACACTTCCAGATCTTCGGCAAGCTGGTTATACAGATCGAGATTTTCCTCTGCTTCTTTGAACAGGGTAGCAGTCTTGAACTTAACCGGCTTATCAAAATCTTTGTCGTCGCCATGGTTACCGCTGTAGAAAGAGACGGTTCCTTTCTGCCAGTCAACGTAAGCAGCCTGCTCTTTACCGGTAGTTTTACCCTTCAGACGAACTACGTTCTTACCGAAGTAAGCCAGATCGTGACTGTCGGGCGCGTATACGTCGAAGTCAGAGCCATGAGCATAGTGCAGTGAACCGATTTGACCTTTTGCAGCGTGAGCAGCACGATCAGAGGTAACAACGTTCTTCGCATACTTCGAAGGAAGAGACATTGATTCATTCAGTAAATCTTTGAAAGATTGCATATTTTATTTCTCTTGTAGAAAGTGAGTGCATGATAACTTATTTATAAAGATAGATCAAATGAAAAGATTTTCGAGCGAAGCGAGATTCGGCGAAGCCGATGAGAAGTTGTTCAAAAAGTATACGAAAATGTCCACTTTGATCTATATATAAAATATAATAATAGAAAAGAGACATTTCTGGACACTCCCTTCGGTCGCGTCACTCGCTTCGCTCGGATCTCACCTAAATAGATTCAAAGGAGATCCAACATGACTAATGCAATGATCCTCAATCAGATCTCAGCAACCAACTTCGCTATAGATATTCCCGATAATGATTACACAAAGGGCTTGAAACTTCAGATTCAGGGTGTTACACTTCCCGGTATCAGTATCCCTGTAACTACTGTTCCACTCAATCCAATGCTTACCGGTCACATCCCTGGCTCTGCGGTAGAATTCGATCCGCTGATTCTGCGTATTGCGGTTGATGAAGAGCTTCGGTCGTATCTGGGTGTTTACAAGTGGATGCTCGGGACTGTAGACTACATAAAAGCGCAAAGCCTTCGCTGGCTGGAAAAAGACCAGACGATTAGCCTTCACATTCTGGACAACTCAGGCCAGCGCGTGATTGCAACGATGCATTTCTATGGTGCATGGCCTTCGAACCTTGGCGAGCTTGAGCTGATGTATACCAATGATACGGATGAAGTCGTTACGTGCATGGCGACTTTTAACTTCAAGTATATGGAAGTTGAATTCGACGGCGTAATCGTTCGTCCAGAACCCCGGAAAAAAGACTGATGTTATATGTGATTTGCGGTAAAAAGCGTTCGGGTAAAACCGAGGCTGGAAATTTTGTCCATGAGACCGACAACTTCAATGTTATGGCCTTGGGCAACTATGTAAAAGAAGTTCTCGAAACCGTTGGAACTAAACACAAGTTCCGACAGAAGAAAACCTTCTGGGAAGGTGATCGAGACAACGGCGCGTTGCTGCTTAACAACGAAGATGTTTATGTGTTGTTCGTTGCTGGCATTAAAATGATTGAAAAACTCGGGTATGGGCAAATCAAATCAAATAATGCGTGGTTCCGTATTGTTCGTGAGATCGAAAACAACGAAATCCCGTGGACCTCTCGCCGTCTGATGCAGACATTTGCAACCGATATTGTGTGCAACTGCATTTCTCCAACCGTGTGGACCCGCATGTTACTGTCTGACCTGTTGATCAATGGTGAGCATGTTGATACACTGATTACCGACTGTCGCCAGATTCATGAGTATAAATACTTCCGAAGCCTTGGGGCAGAGTTCATTTTCATTGAACGTGATACCGGCCTGAATGATAGCCATTCGACCGAACAAGGACTGACCCCAGAACCGGGTGATGTCGTAATTTTAAATAATGGTACTCTGGACGAACTGAAGAGCCAGATCCTTAAACATATCAAACCGAGTGTATAAATGAGCGAAGAAATCCAAAAACTGCAAAACGACCTGAACATTCTGAAAGTTCGCGTGTTCGACCTGAACGAACAAATCACCGTGCGTGAAAACGAGCTGACCAACTATCGCAATCTGCTGGGTCAGATCTGTCAGAGCCTGGAGCTTGATGGTTCGCGAGGCGTTCAGCCAGAAGCCGTGATTGCTGCGATTGAAGCGCTGAAGGTCTTGCCTG